TTTTTAAAAATTGCCGGGCTTGTTTCTCTAGTCGCTCGGCAAAGCTTCCTTCGTCCGGCGTGGTGCTTTTTTTGCTTGTCCTGCTTCTTTCGCTTCAGCCTCTTGCTCGCTCGCTATAAATTCCATGCCTTTGGCAATTAACCGTCTTCCCATTGATTTAGTGTCTTCAATGGACCAATCATCAAGGGACGACCATTCCCCATTGCTCATCAAGCCTTCTCCCCTGCAACGCATAAACACTGTCACCATACGAGCATTACCTAGCTCAACGCCACCACTGCTATTGATCATCCCTAATGTTTCTTCGGTGAAATCACTTAGTAATTCCATTTCACTCATATCAGCACCACCTTGCAGCAAAGCAAATGCTTCATCTAATGGAATATCTTTTGCAATAGCAATTCGTTTTGCTAATTGCACCGCACGAATAGTGGCTTGGCTTTGCACCTTGCTAAGTTCTTCTTGCTCAATACCTTCCGCTACTAACCATCCACCATGTTTCCGCAGACGCAACTTAGGGCTGAGTTCAAAAAATTCAGGTTCTTCGCTTTGCAGCAGGAAGCTATACTTGCTCATGATTTAATACGGTTAAAACAACGTTAAATCCCTTCACCTTTTCACTGCGAGAGCAAAAATTTGCAGGAATTTCCACCAAAAAAGAATGATGTTCGTTAGTAATTCTAAGGGTGGTTTCTGGAGATGCGACGCAACAAAGAATACCAACGCTTAATTCAGCTCCCTTTGTATTGCAATTAATAGCATGTACCTTTTGGCATTCACTCCATAGGTAATCAATTGCCATGTAAACCAGCAAGTTCTATGGATATTCTGGCACTTAAATCTTTGATTGCATCAGACTGAGCAAATTTTGCAGGAATTACTAAATCGTCTGTCCATTTCCGTGGAACACGAGAATAAGGCCCTTTTCCTTCGTGAACATAAAAAGCATATTCTCCACCGCTAGCATTAGTCGCATCCCAATACCAACTAGCTGAAGCAAGATTAGGGCCACTTTTTAAAGTAAAGCTATTTTGGCCACTTTCAAATAGTTTACCTGTATCGTAGATATCGCGTGGATCACCAGCAAGACCACCTGTTTTCCTGATTGTTGCAGGACCAGGATAGGGCCATTGTCTATCAATAAATTGTTCGCTAAAAAATTTATCATTAATGTCTTCTTCAGCCCAAAGCTTAAAAGCTTTTACTAATGCAGCTTCTATGCGATTTTTATTTAACAATCTTGCCATAATTACACAGTATGTTGATACTGAAAAGCGATATCAACATCAACAATAATAATACGAGCATATTGAAAGCCTCGATCACTAGAAGGAAAATTACGAATTGTAGCATCTGGGAAATGCCTTAAAATGCGATCAATTGCTGGCTCAAGGTTTTCGTTTGATGGTTCATATTGCGATAACATTACTTCCCATAGCTTTGTTTTACGTACAGTTCCGACCATCGCCTGAGATAGTATCTCAGGATACTGACGCATCACGACTTCCAACCCTTCTATTTTCCATTCTTTAGGCACACCATATTTGCCTTCTACATATAATGCAGCTTGCTTGGCTCCACTAGGTAATACGTATGATCCGGCTAAATCGCCAACCAAAGCTGTAATGGTTTGTCTAAGTTGTAAAATGTTCATGCTTTTATCTTAGCTCAATAAAAAAAGACCCCCCTTTCGGGAGGCCATGGAAAATAACAATTGACTAGTTAAGCGTTAGCAGTGCTTGGAAGCTTGCTAGCACCACTAATTGTGATTTGACCAGCAGCTACAGGGCCACGGCTCATTAAGTCGAATGATACTTGCACTAAGTTATCAGCAGGGTAGCTTTCGCTGTAGTTCTGCACACAAGCAGCAAACATAGTGGCGTCATAAGTGAAACCACCACCAATAGCCTTAAACACTTGAACAAAAATTTCATAATTCTTGTCATAGCGGCTACGTAAAACAACATCAACAGCTTCATCAAATCCAGTTGCTTGAATGGTAGTACCATCCAAATCACGCTGGAAATAAGAAGTGATAGATGCTTGAGCGCGAGTGGTAACAATTACGCTATCAGCAAAACCACCGCCACCAAGCAAGTAATATTCTTGCTCAGCATCATTAATTGAAACAGTGGCATCAGTAACGCCTGCCAAGTAATACATGGTTGGAGCGCCAGATGCAACAACAGCGCCATTAGTGCTAGATACTTGAGGACGTGCAGCTCCAGAAATGGAACCCACATAGATGATGGTGTCTTGGCTCTTTATGAGCTGAGTCGGATGTTGAATGTAAGACATTGAGGTAAAAGCGAGGGGAGCGTATTAAGTGTTTAAAACACTTCCAACACCAATGGCTCTGAAATAACCATGGATGGGAGTGCCTAAAAATTGTCGGTAATGAACAGCCATTTCAGTTGTGGGGAGCAGTTCAAAACGCCCCTCCTGGCCTTCAATCGTGGCTTGCGCCGTTACCCCAGGAGGCACTCCCGAAAACGCTAATGGACCAACTAATCTACCTTTCATATAAATGGCAGTTTCGTCAATACCAATACGCTGTTCATAACGTGGATTTTGGCTTTGTTTTAATGTGGCGTAATACACTCCACTTGTTGTGAGAGGTACAGAATTGCCAGTGTTAGCATCTACGGCATACCCGCTAGTCACGGCAAAAACCAAAGTGGCATTTGCTAGTGGTGGTGCGGGATTAGTCATTAGACTACAAAACCAATTAAGGACTCAACGTTAGAAGCAGTTTCGGAAAGTCGCTTGAACTCTTGTCCGTAAAGGGTGGCATCAAGTCCTTTCCCGTAAACTTTCCCGTCAGTGGCTCCAATTTGAACCCCCATCTGAGCAAGTTGAATGGAAACGATATGAGCAGCTAAGAAACGAACAGCACGATCAGTTTGATCGCCGAAAATTTCTGTTGCTATATCTGCACTGGCGCTTTCGATGGCTCCATTTATAATCCCCGATGGATGAGGACTAAATTCAGGAAACCTTGAAAGAAAATTAGCGCTTGTTACTGCCATGATTAGGCTTTCCCAGCTCTAATAGATTCCAGTCGCTTGCTGATAGCATTACGCACACGTACCCGACCTTCCACTTTTTTCCAACTCGTAAGTTGATCTTCTTCGTGAATGATCTCGATGATACGCAGGGCTTCAACCAATGGGACAGCTACTAAAGTTTCAATATTCTGTGGTATTTTTTCCACAGTAATTCGCTCTTTCACTTCTTCAATGGCGCCAATGGACATCAATCGTTTAACCACAAGGTTTTCACGAGCTTGTTGCCATTGGAGATCAGGAACTTCCTGATTAAGACCTGGGGTGAGTTGAATCATCCCACCTTCTGTGATAATACCAAAACCACCTTCACGGGGCGGATTTTCAAGCTCAGGGCGATAAGCAATCAACATTTTGAAATGTTCAGTAGAACTGCTGATAGCATAACGCCCCTCCTTTGTTTATGATCAAGCTGAAGCTTGAACGTAAATGGCACTCTTAGGGAAGTACAAAGCCACACCACCCACGCGAGCATGAGCAGGAACTATGAACTCAAGCCCACGCTGTTGAGGTGGGAACAGTTCAAGAGGTTGTGGAATGTGCAATTGCACTTTCTCTGGATCGCGCTTATAAACAACCATGCGATTGGTGGTTAATACGCTATTACCTTCATCCAGTTGGTTGATAGGTTCAACATTACGGATGTAAGGATTCGTACGAAGGAAATACTCAAGCACAGTCACGTCCGAAGAATCGGAATTGCGAGTGGTGCTTACTACGTTGTAGTCTTCGTAAGCCATCAAGATGGTGTCGGGCTGCTCCTTCATTTTGGAAGCATTGATGATGGCAGTAACGCCATAGTTCAATAGTTCCAGCATGTCTTGAGCAGTACCACTAGCAGTAGTGCCAGTAAACCATTTGTTAGCAGTAATAACATCAACTGTTGAGTTATTAAAGAAACCAGCGAGACCAACAGAGGATTCGCCGAACATGGCAACGGCTTCTACTTTCTCTTCATAAGCACGACGCACTGCTTGAGCGCGGCGTTGCTCAAGAGCAATATTAGCCATTTGAGCAGCACGTAATTCTTGTACGGTATAACCGAAGCTACCACCGAAAGAACGAATGTTGATGCTCTTTTCCACTTGGCTAATGTCTGCACGTGGCAAATCATCAGCAGCATCTGCAATCAGTCTGAACTCACCAGTGGAGTCCATGATGCGGAAAGTGAAAGTTTGTGCGCCAGGACCAGCTTCACTAGTTACAGGAAGAATGGTTGGATATTTGATATCGGCATAAACCGTTTCAAATACTTGGGGGCGGATAAATTCAAGCTGACGCTCAAGAAAGAGCCCAGCTTCGTCCATACGAAAATCAGACATTAGTAGGGGCTCCTATCAAGAATCAGCAGTAAGGGTGAACGAAGGACCGTTCAACTCAACAATTGCCAGGCCAGAGCCAGTAACAGAAGTGAGGTAACGAGCATTCGCCAGAACAGCAGTTTTGCCGCTTAGCAATGCAGAACGGAACTGACCGGCATATTGAACGCCAGTAGCAGTGTGAATAACGCGCACGGCAGTGGCAGGAGTCACGGAACCATGAACATAAACAGCAACAGCGCCTTCGTTAGCAACGTTGAGCACCTGTTGGTTTTTCACACCAGGACGACTATCGCTGTCAAGGGCCTTTTCGTCTACATAAGTAAGAACGTTTACGCCTTGAACAGTGCCAGTAGTGCCGGAAATAGTTTTAGCAGAGTTAGCAACAGTACCACCAGAGTTGAAAACTACAACGTTACCAAAAGCTAAAACGCTTCCAGTTTCGTTTATATAGGTGCCAATGGTGTTGTCGCGAATGTCGGATAGTTGGCCTTCGAGCAAAGCAGCATGAACCAGCGCATAAGTCTGTTGCACACCACCTGCGGCACCACTAGCCCCAGAAAAAGTAACGGCCATGGATCAGCGCTCCTTAGAAACAGAAAGGGGGGTTTTCCAAGCATTCTGCAACTTCTCCATATAAGAAGACGGTGCAGACATTGGGGAAACAAGTGAAGCAACAGCTTTACGCAGTTCTTCGGTAGCAGCAGAATCACCACGAGTGGCAGATTCAGCAAGTGTGTCGAACATAGCAGTTACATAATCATCGGAACGATCCGACAGATCAGCATCAGTACGAGCAACTTTAATGGAAGCTTCCATGATTTCACGAGCAGTTTTGCCAGTAAAAACAAAAGCAGAATCAAGAGAAGGACGAGCTTTATCGATTAGCGCAATACGCTCTTCAACAAGACTGTCCACATTCATTTTTTGTGCTTCGGATAGATCAGCTTTAAGGCTGTCTACTTCTTCAGTAAGTGCATCAGCACGGCCTTCAGCAGCATCAACTTTGCCTTTCATTTCCTTGTGCATGGCATCCATTTCTTCCTTCATTTTGGAAGCTTCTGCCATCATGCCATCGTACTTTTTCTTCATGTCTTGGTAAGACATTTTGGCGTCGTCCCGTTCTTTAGTGATCGCTAGCGCAACGCTTTCAGTCACCTCAAACTCGGCGCCATCAAAATTGACTTTTGCAGTCATAGATGAGTCCTCAATGGGATTGAATAAATAAGGATCGGCAGCATCCAGACGATCTAGATGTAGCTTCACTTGCGGGCCAGCTCTGCCCCTGCGAACGACAGCAATATGATTTCCGTTGATATCTTTTTGAATACCATCGTAATTTTCACCACTATCAGTTACACCAGGAATCGCTTCATAATTGACGCGATAACCAGCACTGACCTCCTTTGCATCACCACGCATAATGCGTTCAATAGCATCTTTATCAGTGATTGTCATGACTGCACGAACAAAGCCGTTGTCATAAACCACTTCAGTGCTAGTGAAGCCAATTTGATAATCCTTTGTGTTTGAACTATCTAAAAGAACTGATGGATGTTCAAGAGTAATCGCTTTGCCCGCAAACGAGGCCAAGCTAACAGGAGACGCCACCTCTGCTTCTGGACGATATTCACGACGAATAGAACCATCAGCAGCAGTGTACTGTTGCACACCAGTGCGAGCGATGGTTGCCCAGGCACGGAGATAACCTTCGGGGGTTAGCTCGTACTTGTCAATCGGCGCTACATCGTAACGGAAGCAAGTGTCGCTCATATCAATACTATATCAAAGAATTTACCATCAGATAGACTAACTTAGTATATACTGCTTAAAAATGCAACAGATTCAACATCGTCGGCTTACCACTCGATTGAAAGCACCAAATATCACTATTCAAGAAAGTCGAAAAGTAATTGGTGATCGAATGAAAGAAGCACGATTAAATTCTGGCATGTCACAGGAAGATATTGCGCAAATTTTACATTGCGATCAAACTACTATTTCACGAATGGAACGTGGAGCAATATCTCCTGATTGCGCTCAAATTCGTACACTTAGCTCAGTATTTCAGCTTTCTATTCTGTATTTGCTGGGCTATCCCACTTTTGTAGTATCAGCCACTGCTGATTAATCATCATCGTCATCTTCATCACGCAATTCGGCCAATTGATCTTCAATGCCTGCCATGACATAAGCTTTAGCGATTGCTTCAGCTTCAAAAACTAAGAATTTGCTTTCTTCAAAATGTTCGTCAGGTTTGTCGTAAGAGCTTTTGACGAAAATGTGTGTTTCGTCTAAACGTCCATTTTTAAAATGCTGCTCTTCGATTAAACGCCAATGAGTAGTGCTGCGATGTTCATTGGCTGAAAGGATAGCCAATGCCTTCATCGTGCCAATACCTTCATCTTCTTCTTCAATGACGCGGACGTATTCGCTCATGACGTTGATTGACGACTTTCTACCATCTTAATGATGCGATTTGCCCATGACCTTCCTGCGTCTCCTCCCCATAGTTGCCAAGCTATATAGCCAGCATCATCTTCGCCGCCGCTTTTATTCTTCTCGTGGCGAGAGAAAAACGCAGCCATGCGTTTAACTATTTCATAGCTTATCGATTGACCATTAGCCAAGCTCGTGGCCCTCGCCACTCCACTACCGATGCCTTGCTTGCCAGCTTCCTGCGTCGTTAAGCCGCCTTTGCCATACTTCTTGCGCAGTTCTAGCCCACGACGCGCTGCGGCTCTTATAGGCGATGGAGGCGAAAATGATTCGGCATCTCCTCGGTCTTCTTTTTCTTCTTCCATCATTTGCTGGATAAACGCTCTCATGTATTCTTCGCTTGCATCTTTCTTTGGTAAACTCATGCCAGCTTCTGACAATGCAATTGCAATTGCTTGCTTATAGCTAGCTACCGGCTTACCTCCACTGGTTAATTTGCCATCTTTAAATTCTTTCATTACAAGTGCGACTTTGGCTTGCTTTTCCTTCTTAGTCATGATTACGCAATTCTGCTTATAACCAACATTAAATCATCCCACCGACCATTGACTTTTCTTCTGTCAATTCTTTCAGAAACATAGCCTTCTGGTATTTCCGCTTCTAAACGCTCAAACCATGAAGGCTCTTGAATGTCTTCAATAACAGCAACGCCCGTAGCCGAAAGTAATGGTAAATATAAATGCAAAAAAGCGCATTGACTATGTAAAGTGTGGGGTCCATCGTCAATCATTAGATCAACACCATCAGAAGCGATATCTTTTATTCTCTTTATTAATTCCTGCGAATAAGCATCCGCAATAAATAAAGCATGGCGATTAGGTTCCAAGTTGGATTTGATTTTATCATGCACACGATTTTCAATATCTATCCCAATTACAAAGCTATTAGGGCAGTAATCATGCCATAACAACATTGATCCTCCATATTGCACTCCAATTTCCAAGATACAACTTTTTTGTTTTTTATTTACATTTGAAAGTAGATATTCATACACCGGGCCATACGAATGACTATCCGAAGCGATTCCAATATCTTCGCATTTTTGTTTATCAGTGCCGCCTGGATTTTTCCAGTAGCCAATGCCATGAGCTGCTAAAATTGTTTCTACTTGCAAGCAATTAGATAGATCTTGCAGCATGATTTGTTTTTTGATTTCAGTCATGAGATAGAACGATGGGATAAAATTAGTAAGTCCGTAATTTACTTACTTGTTGTTCCATCAAATGTAAATAAGATGGTCCTTTAGAACTTTCAAATAGATGAAATATTCGGCCATTGCCATATATAGTTCCAATACCAAAGCTCCCTAAATCAGCTAGCGGCCAAGAAGGTGCTTTTAGCTCATGGCTTTCAGGAAGCAATAAACCAACATTCATATTTTTTGCTAAACACGTTATTGTAAGCGCTTGAGCAGTATCCGCTTCTCCATTGGCTACTAACCTTGGCCTACCAATTTCATTCCATAATGAACGCTTGGCTACCATGAAGGCAGGGGCTGCGTAAGGAATATGATGTGATGGTAAATGATTTGCGCATTGAGCCACTCCTATCATTGTTTTATTTTGTTCAACTTCTGCTTTCATTGACTCAACAACAGACAAGCAAAGCGCAATACAATCAATATCAATAAACCCAATCAATTCTTCTTTTTGATTATCAAATAATCTTTCCATCCATCGCCCATGAGCATGATGAGGGCTAATTCCTTCGGCTTTCAATCCTGCAATGGATTCCAAATGATATTGAACATTTAATCCAATAATATCGCAAGCTTCTTTATGAAGCGCAACAATACGTGGGTCAATATTGTCGCAATAAAAAGAATGAAAAAGCATCAGCGAATACGTGAAGAAAAATTACCATGGAAAGTTAAAGGTGGTGCTGTATAACTACGAAGCATTGGTTTATCAGTTTGACACCATTCAATGAGATGATGCTGGCATTGATGCATACTTTCCATTTGAACTAACATTTGCAAATCAAGTGGCATGAAAATAGTTTCAAAAATATCTAAAAGTTTTTCCATGCCTTTTTGAGTTACCACGTAACCATCGGTGCCACATACTCCTCCCCAAGTAAGTCCAATGTGATTGCGGAAGCTTCTGTTATTAAAAAATACTAAGTCAGCATCATCTGGCACTGGCATAATAATTGCACTTCGTAATGTTGTGTCATCTTCAGTAATTGCTATTTGCTTTAATCCTTTAGCTAAAGCATGTTTCCATAATTCAATGGAGGAAAGCGTAAGTGCTAACTCACCAGTACGTCTTAATGCATCAGTACCTCCAAACTTATCCCATACAATTCTGCGTTCCGTCATTGCTTCCATTGCGGCTCTATTAATTTTCCTTCCGTCTATCGCAGGCCACCACTCAAAAGTTTGATTAAGTTCATCTAAACGTTGTTTAAACAGTTGCCTGCGTTCATCGCCTTCTATGCTGATACAATAAGCTGGTCCTTTAGAAAAGTCCGCAATGGTGGAAGAAGTTTTAGGGAATAACGCATTAACGCTATCCCCTATTGCTTTTTTCCAAAGCCTTCTCCAGCTTCAACTGGTTTCTTTAACATTCGTTCAATAATTTCATTAAGTTGGCCAACAATAGTTGTCCATTCATATTTATTATCCAGCAATTTATCACGACACCATTTTCCTGCTTCTGCAAGATCATTGCGATTGTGATAATAAAAAGAAAGCAATTCCGCTAAATGGCTAGAAGATATTTGACCACGTTCTAAGCCATAATTTTTATCAGTTTCCCAGCTTTCAACGCGAGCACGAGGTAAACCATCAAAGATTTCTTTTAAGCTTGTATGATCAGGAACAATTTGAGCTATTCCAGTTGCAGCATGTTCAAAATTAACAAGACCCCACCCTTCGCCTGAACAGGTGTTGATGCCTACATCGCAAGCATTCATTACTTCGTTTAATTTATCAATAGGCAGACAACGAAGCGTATCAAAATCTTTGCTGGTAAGAATAAGTTTACCAGCAGGATCGTAACCATAATCACGAGCAACACGCTTAAATAAAGGAATTAAATCCCACCCTTGGTCTTTAGTTCCCATATTTAGCCATAATCGAGCGTCAGGTTTATCTAAAGCAAATTCAATAAAAGCTTTAATAGTAAGATCGATGCGTTTTCGTGGTTGATTTCTGTTACCATTAAATACAACAAATAGATCATCTTCTATCCCTAGCGCTTTCCTGCATTCCGATTTATCCAATGGGAAGAAATTGGTATGATTTATACCATGGGAAATAACATCACAAGGCAACTCACATCCAGCTTTGCGAATTTCTTCTAAGCCAAATTGAGTATAAGTTCCCATGCCATCCCATTCATTGCATTTATTAAATACTTCAGGATAAAAGCCATAACTGTCAACAGGAAAATAACCATACCATTTGAAATTAAATTGCTCCTTATAAGGAGCGGCTTTAGCCCATAAAGTATTTAGCACCCAAATATCATTAACAGCAAAAATAAAATCAGGCTGAACAGTTGCGATTAATTCAGGAAGACGATGGCTACCAAATGGATCAGTGCCTCCAACCATTGCTGGATACATTTTGCAATATTCTTGCATTGGGCTTGGATCGCCAAACCAATTAGTGGCCATCACATGAATTTCATGCTTTTTAGCTAGCTCAGGCAATAGATTTTCAGCCACTCGTCCAAACCCAGTTTGAACGCTAGCGTCGCCGCAATAAAGGATTTTTGCCACAAAAAAAACCAATCTTGCTTGATGATAATGGCAAAATCAAACAGGGACGACTTGCGCCTGGCCGCGATAATAAACAACGCTGCATTTGCATCTGGCACCACATTCGCAACGCACACCAGGCATAGGCAAGCTACCAATAGAAACAATCCCGCGAGCCGCATAACCAATGCAGTCCTGACAATGTACTGCTTGATTATCTAATACTCGCCTCATCATCGAAAAGCCTCGTTGCTGCTCCTTCATCTCAGTGCCTTGCCAATACGAGCCACGAACGCTTTGTGCGTACAGGCCAATACGCGCCATTGCCATTGGTGCTGAAATACGACCATCAATTAAATCACGAACAAACCCTTGCAGGTAGGTGTATTCAGAACGTAGACGTTGACCAATACGGCCATATTCGCTACGTCCCATTTCAGCTTTACCGCCATAGCCAATCGTGGCAACTTGTATATGAGCGATTTTAATTGCTTCACGCACACTACCTTGCCATTGATCCAAGGTTATAGAACCATTGACAAGCTTCTCTGTAAAGCTTTTTAGCTGTTGCTCAAGCTTGCTGATGCGACCATCGACAATAGCACCAACTGCTTTTTTGCTTAAGAATTGCCCCTTTTCGTTTCGATAACGTCCAACTTTGCGGTCATAAGACCACTCAGCGTCCATCCTGGTGGACATTATGGCATTACTGAAAGCAGCTAAATCATTCAACATTATCAGCTTCCAGCAATTCTTTAAATTTAGCTGGTGCTTCTTCCTTCCATTGCTGCATTGCCTTTTCAATGTCTTCATCTGAAATAAATGCAGCCTCATCAATATCAGCCAACATCACCCCTTCAGCTTTCACTGGAGTGATGGCATCTTCTTTAGTTGCTAGAAATTCTTCATGCTTTTCAAGGAATATCGAATGCGTAGAACACGGCATGAATATTGGACCATCTTCACCTTCTTCTTGATGGAAGCCATTGCAACCAATTTTCTTTGCTGTTGCTAAAGCTTCTTCTTTAGTGGCATATGAATGTGCTGCTGGATCTTTGGCGTCTACTTTGCTGCTAACCATTTTTGCTGGTCCTTTGCGCTCAGGGTCAGGGTCAGCTTTGCGCTTGCGGGCAACAATTGTTTGACGCTCTTCTTTTGATAAAGCTTGTGCTTTTGCTTCAGGGAGGCATTTTGGCTTACCTTCCTTCTCTCCGCGCCCGCCGCATGGTCCCATTATTTCACCATTAGCACCAATCCTTACCCAACCTTCTTTAAACCATTTACCCAGATCATCTTCATTGATTTCACCATCGTCACCTTTAAATGCACCGCTAGTGGAGCCATGCTTCTCCTTGTACATCCGCTTGTACTGTTGCACTACATAACCACTGGCATAAGCTGATGGCCATACTTTAAATTTTGCTTTTGCTGCTGCTACAGCACGGCTATGAAGAGCTTCATCAGTAAATTTCACATCACCACGCACTTCTTCCAAGTCACCAGGAAGAAATAAGCCAGCAGCATCTTCCACTTCACGACTGCCATCCATCGGTAAGGTACCATTCTCTTCATCTAATGGATCACGGCCACCAACTGGAATTGCAGGCTTGCCACTTTCTTGTGGACCTGCACCACTTCCCGGCTGAGCCGGAAGCTCACGAGGAAGCGATGGGTCGAGAGTGAGTTCCATTGACCATTCAGAGCCGCCATAACGAGCGTCTGCCACCTCCTTTGGATGAAGCACTCCTAGTTGTATATAGCGACCATCAACAGCAGCTACACGCGCTCTAACATCAGCTTTTTCGCGTTCATTTAGTTCAAATAGATCATTAAATTTAATCCGCCATGATTCAGGCAATCTGCCATTCGTTGGGCCTTCTTTACTCAGCATTAAAATCTTTATTAGATGTTGTAATGATCTTTTGTAATGCGTGGATTGGTAATCACCAAGATGTTTAGCGAAGTCACGTTCTTCACTGCGACCAGTAGAACCAAGACCACCAGGACTTTCACCAAACAAAATTGTATGTGGTATTTGTGAGGCTCCAATAATATCAATGCGAAGCTTTTCTAATATTTCACCAACACCACCAAAATTTCTGCTAATAAATTCAAGCTCTTCTTTTTCTGCATCAATTGCATAGCCACGATAAATGCTTTTGCTCATATCATTTAACACTAAGCGATCTCTTACATCGTTTTCTTTACCGGCAGCCAACATAGAAGAAAGGCCACGTAGTTTGTGTACAAAAATATCAAATTCTGTTAGTAATGTTGCGGCAGAGCTAATACCAGTGGAATAAAAACGAAAGCTATCATATACACTTTGCAGCGTACTCATTCCCCATCCATAGTTTCTTTGTCTAATGCGATATGGTAACCATTCACCATCAAAACGCAACACTCTATCTTTATGAATTTTTACTAATTGTGGTTGTCTAATAAGATCACCAGAAATAATTTGATAATAAGTTGCTTTTGAATAATCATATAGACTATCTTCATTAATGACTGGTGCAATCTGCCAGCGATCTAATACTTCCATGCCTTCTACAGCACGAATATTACGATAATCAACTGGTTGATCCGCTGATCTACCATCATCGATATAAAGCAAAATTACTGAGCCGCCAAATAGCCTTGCATTCTTGGAGGCTAAGCCCAGATTTTCAAGGATATATAAATCTTCTATCATTTGTTCAATACCAGCCACTTCTTTTGCTGCTGCACCTTCACCACCAAACAACACCTTGAATCCCTTGCGGGTGGATTGTTCTGCCACAATATCGACAATACGTTTAGGAATCCATTCGCTGTAAAGATTTTCTAATTCTTCTTGGCTAAGAAAGACGATGGGGGTGGAACTGGTGTACTGGCTTTTATCTCTTCTCTTACCCATGCCTGTCAAAGCATTTACCAAACCGTCGGCCCTAAAGGAATTGTCGCCATTGTGTCCTAAATCAACAGTTTCGTTTGACATTTACGGCTTTAGTGTGTTCCCTTTATCTTAACAGTGGCTAAGATAATATTGATTTGTTCTTCTTTATGCCCACTCCCATTCAGTTTGTATTTTCAGAAGACGAGAAAACACTTGCAATGGCAGAAGGCACAAGGCGACAAGGCACCAATGAAACCCAAGGACTTCGTGGGCGTAATGGTGGAGCATGGAAAGGCAGCAAAGCGCTGGACATTCATTTGTTAGGTGCTGCAGGTGAAATGGCAGTAGCCTCTCATCTTGGCATTAAGCAGCATCTATACAAAGAAACTGAAGCGAAACGTGGCAGTGATGATCTTCCTGGTATCGATGTGAAAACACGTTCTAAACATAAGTATGATTTAATTGTCCAGAAAAACGAAGATCCTCGGAAAAAATTTGTTTTAGTCACCATTGAAGATAAAACCACTTTCATTCATGGGTGGTGCTATGGCAAAGACGCAATGAAAGATGAATATTGGGCTGATCCTGCTCGCGGGCGACCTGCTTATTTTGTACCTAAAGAACAATTGTCTCCTCTTGATACTCTTACATGGCAAGATTAACCTGTGCTGAATTTTCTAAGCACGTACTGAAAACAGAGCTGTGGCCAAAACAACAACAAATATTAAATGAATATTTTGGTGGCGGCAAAACTCATGCAGTATGGGCGCTTGGCCGAAGAGCAGGAAAAACACTTATGGCTTCTATTGCAGCAGCATATGCTTGCTTTGTACTAGAAAGCTATTACAAAAATAAAGTACGGAAAAATGAAAAGTGGTATATTGTTACCATTGCAAATGATCAACAACAATCAAAGATCTCTTTAAATAATATCCGTCAATTAATCTTAGACAGTCCTCTTGGTGGTGAAATCACTAGGGAAACTGCAACGGAAATTGAAATTAGCAATGGCTGTGTATTCCAAGCGATTCCTGCTTCTGCTCGTGCTTCTCGTGGTAAAGCTGTAGTAATGTGTATATTTGATGAGCTTGCTTTTCAGCTTGAAGGAGATGCCAATAGAGGCGCAAAAGCTATATACCAAGCTCTTTCGCCTTCCATTGCTCAATTTGGTAGCCATGGTCGCATCCTAGAATTATCGTCCCCTTGGCTTACTGATGGATTATTTTACGAGCATTTTAAAGAAGCAGAAAGTGGTGATTTTCCATTCATGCAAGCAAAAAACATTCCAACATGGGAAATAAATCCTAATCTTCCGTGGGGTTGCCCTTTCCTTGAAGCGGAACAGAAGCGAGATGAAGATAAATTCTGGACAGAATATGGCGCAAGATTTAGAGGCAATAAGTCTTCACTATTAGCAACTGAAGTTATAGATGCTGCAATTAATAAAGATAGAAATATCTTATTACCATCAAGAGAATTTATGGGGAAATATGTATTAGCACTTGACCCTGCTCGTGGTGGTGTTGGGCGAGATGAATATATTGCTTGTATTGTGCATTTCGATCACGCTACTTTAATTGTAGATAAATTCCATGCATTTGCTGCAGATTTTGAGATCAATGGTAAAAAAGAAGTTTCTATTCAAGCTGTAGAAGATTGGATACGTGAACATCATAAAACTTACCAATTCGACAGTATCGTGCTTGACCAGTTCAATAGTTCAGCTACCATTCAAAGTTTATCGGCTGATTTCCCGATTCGAGAACTTACTTGGTCTGTAAGTACCAAAATGAAAGCTTTTAGTAAAATGAAAGAATTGTTTAATGCTGGCCTTGTTGATATATATCCGCACACTCAAGCCATTAGACAACTTAAGAATTTAAATGTTCTTTATAGGCAAAGTGGTCAATGGTCAGTAACTGGTGGTAAAGAAATTGGTGTGGATGATTATTGTTTTGCTTTAGCTGCTGCAATCCTTGAAGCTTCTAAAGATGATGACTTAAATTGGTTGGAAGGTTTAATTCGCTGATTGCCATTAGAATTTTCAAGAATTTACTTTTATTCCATTTCATGAAAAATGACAAATTTTGAACTTTCCCTTAAAGAAGCATCATATCTGGTTGCAATTCTTGAAGCCAATAGACAAACTGCTCTCCAACTTCTTGCTGCTGATCATTTCTATCAGCCTTCTTTATTGCCTCGTCTCAAAAAATTTCAACAAATGCTAAAAAACGAACATTTAGCA